TCTTTTTTTAAATTCTCTAATACTACTAAATTCATAATATCCCTCCAAATAATTAATAAGAATATTATATAAAACCAGTAGTTTAGAAAATTTATGTACTCTTAAAGAAGAAATACTTTCAGAAAAAGGAACATATAGAGCTCAGATTGCAAAAATAAGTAATATCCTTATAATCACTATTTCATCAGTAGGAAAAAGTGATTTAAAATATTTAGAAGCTGATTATGCTACAATCCAAACTTTTAGAGTTCGTGATTCTAGATCTTCAATTACTGGTAATAATGGAAGTGCTGGACAGTTAACTATTGAAAATAATAGAATTAAAGTTATTGGAACAGACCAAAATAAAAGTTTAACTCATTCCTTTATGGGGCAAATTATCACACAGATAATTTAGATAGTTCCTATTATAGTTAATTCTAAAGACTGGTTTCCAGAAGCATATAATCTAACTTGTTTAGTTGCTACTATTTTAGAATAGTAATCATGAACAACTTGTCTCATAAGATGTTCAGCAGTTTGTCCCTCAGTAATATATCCAGTTAGAAATATACTAAATATATTTTGAAATCACTTTCAATATTTACAGTTCTAACTCCTGCTATATTAGGTGTACAATTTATAGTTTCTATACAAATATTACCTATTGTAAATATTTTATTATTCTTAACTTTAATTAAATTTTCTATTCCCTACTGTGGTAGTTAACTATTTATAGAAAAGATAAAAGCAATAAAATTATTATCTGCTGTAGAATTTGTAATAAGGGAATGTGTAATAGTTATTACATTGTTTTTAAAACTTAAAACAAATTCTCTTGTATCAGAAGTTACTCCTATTGTAAATGCAAGATCTCTATTTCTTATAATTTCAGTTCTTAATATTATTGGAGCAAAGTAATAATAATTTTCATCATCAGAATAATTTACACCTATTATTTCTATAAATTTAGAATTAACAGGAATACTCCCTAATACCTGTCCTTTTGTAGCCGCTCTGCCTTTAAAAATTACAGAGTATTTAAAGAGATTTTCTATTCTAGGTATTTTAGAAAATTTAATCAAAGTCAAAGGTACAGGAGATTGTAATATAGTTCATACAGATTGTGCTATATCGCTAGAAACTTGGTCAGGTAAAGTTCTTAAAAATAAACCTATTTCTGATGATTCAGTAATGGGAACTTTAATTACATTTAATTTGGCTAGAAAAGTTCAACTATATGTAAGTGCTTCTGCAATGTATAGTAGGATAAATCAAGGCTCAGAAGATTATAATAGTTGGCTTTCTTGGATTAAATTAAGTTAGATAACTCCAATAACTAGCATTGTAAAACCTGATTGTAAATTATTAACATCCACATATGTTGTTGTTGTCCAATCTACTGAAATTAAATTATTAGAAACAACAGCACCTGTATCATTATCTGTTAAAGTTACAAATGGAGGACTTTTATATTGTTTAGGAAAGTATAATCTAGTTTTACCTATTTTCTTAGTAAATGAGTACCATATATTTTGTATCATGATTTTATCTGCAAGATAAATATTGGCATTCATTCCATCACAATTTATTATTGTTTGCCAATTGGAGATTGACTCATATTTAAATAAATTTTCTAATCTCTCAAGAAGTGAGTTATTATCCAGTGGAACAAAATTAGCAACATTTGCAGAAATATCTTGGTTTTGTTTTAAACATTTATACATCTTTCTAGTATTTCTATCATAGTAAATATAATTAGGATTTTTTACACCCTCATCTTGTATATCACCACCATATCCATAAGCTCCTGCTAATCTTGCTAACATCATTCCCTCTAATGCTTTTCCTTCTTCTGTTCCAAGTTGTACTATCCCAGCCTTTGCTCTTGTTGCTCCTTCTTTTATTGTAGATAAGCTATTATCCATTTCACCTATTTTTTTATCTATCAATTCTGAATTGTGATTAAATACTTCAATATCATAATAATCACTGCCTTCTGGTTGTGCTAATCTTATATTTTCAGTATACTTTGCCATTTTATTTATCTCCTTTCATCATAGATATTTTTATGTGTTTTAGTTTTTAACTCATTATTTTTAAAATTTCCTACTTCATTCTGTTTATGATACTTACCTACTACTGCACTATCTTCATATAATCTAGTGTCGTAAATTTCTTTATGGCTTTTTGCTTTTAAAGAATTATGTAATAAGTAAGCTACTTGATTATGTGTGTTATATCTAAATTCAATACTAAAATTCAAATGTGCAGGTTTTATAACTTCTATCACTGCCTTAAAGTTTTCAATATTTTTAGGTATCCCAACTATTGAGGTAAATAATATTTTAAAAGCATAATTAGAATTATCTTCTACAACCTCAATTTCTCCATTTGTAAAAGTCTTGGCAACTCTTGCTATCATCTCTTTTGTAGTAGTTCCATAACTTCTTAACTTAGAAATTAAATTCTCTCTTCTTTCTTCAATATTGCTTGTTTTATCTCCAACACTTAAACCAAATATTCTTTCCCAAATTGGTAAGGACCAGGTTGCTGTATAAATAAAAAATTGATTTAATACATCTTTTGAGATTAAATCAACTGTATCTAATTCTTTTTCTATTACTTTTTGTAATAAAGTTATTTCTAAAATACCTCTATAATACTTTGGCATATGCCTCATTAGTCTTTTAGCTTCCAACTATATCACCTCTTTTTGTAAAGTGATTGTTGTTAATTTTGGAATCTCTTCAGCTGCTAACTGTACATTTAAAGTTGCATTATTTATCTTTAAATCATCATAGTCATTTACACCAGGAATATTTAATAAGATATTTCCTAATTGTGCATAACTCACATAATCCTGTTTAAATCCTACTTTTCTAAAATGTTCTTTTACTTTTGTTTCAAACTCTGTCTTTACTTCATCAAATTTTATATTTTTAGAAATTTTAACAGTACCTGAAATTGATATAGCTTTACCTATTGCACTTTTTACTGTAACAGTAGCCCCTATCGGTCTAACTTCTTCTAAATAATCTCTTACTCTTTTTAGCAAAGTTTCATCAGCTTCATGAATATCACTGTTTACTACAACTACCTTTACAGTACCATTTCCATTCCATAAAGGAAAAACCTTAACTCCTCCTACTCCTTCAACTTCAAAAGCCCATTTTTTGTAATGATAAATATTGCCAGATGTTACTGGTTCTCTAACTTTGAAATAATATCTTTCTCTTAATTCATCATCTGTTTCTCCATCATAACCATCAACAGTTTCAGAATTATTTATCACTTCATTTAATCCTGGAATAGTTACAGGAAAATTTGTAATAGTTCCTTTTGGAATATTGTATATTTTCCCATACTTTTCACTTTCAATAGGTACTTCAACACTTCCAGCAGCAGATATTATTTTTTCTTGTGTCGTTAAATAGATATAGGTATCGCTTGCAACTTTTGTCCCCACTTCAATAATAGTGTTAGGTACTCCTTTTATAATTACAGTACCTTTTGATTTAGTTGCTTTTCTTCTAAATACTCCAACCTCTTTACATATATTGTCTAAATACTCACCTTCTGCTGTTTCTGCAAAAGAATTTAAAAATATATATTCTAAGGTTTTTCTTATCTCTTCTATTTCTATACTTACAGGTGCTAAGTTATCATAAAATAAGCTTCCTTCTGTCTTATCATACTCATCATTTACCTGGTTAAGCATATTTTTTAAAATTTCTTTCCATTCTTTTTTTATTATCATAGATACCCCTCCCATTCAAATGTTTTGAAGTCTTTTAACACTACTTCAAATTTTGTTTTCAAGGTATGTTTTTCTAACTTTATATCAATATTTCTAATTTCTATTATTTGTTTATTTTTCTTCATTGTTTCAGTCAATTCTCTCTCAAACTCACTATATAAAACAGGTGTAGGAAATCTTTGACTAAGTAACATAGCCTTATATTTCATCCCATATTGATTAGGTCCATTATATTTATAAATATTCCATTTATATTTTTCAGTTAAAAGAACCTTTTCAATCCACATTCTAACAGCTCTTTCATCATCTGTTTTTATTAATTGTCCATTACTTTTTAATAACTTCTTTTTTTGAAAGTCTATTAAAAATGTTTTACCATTACTATTTTTACCATTAGTTATGTCTTGTTTAGAGTAATCAACAAAATCTATTTTTGGTAATATTCCCATTCTAAACTCACCTCTGGTGCATAATTAAATACATCTACAATAAAAAATTTATCCTCTTCAAAATTAGGTATGACTAACACAAACATACCTTTTTTTAAATGGAATACAGTCTGTAATATAAATTTACCTTTATCTTTGTTATCTTTTTCGCTTGAACTATCAGCATAAGTACCACTATGTCCTGATAAACTTAAATTAGTATCTCCGTTACTATCACTACCTGCTCCATCTGTGTTTAAATCATTAATTTTGCAAGTAGTTGATTTATTACCTTGACTTTCAAATTCTTTCATAGTGCATTCAATAGCCAATCTATTAGTTATTGCATTGGATAAATAAATTTTATCACTATCAATAACACCATAACCATTTAAAAGCTCAATAGAGATGTCAGGGAGAGGCTTTAAAATCTTACCTAATACAGCACCTATTGGACTTGGATTTTCTCTTTCCTTGAACTTCTCTGCTACTGCTATATCCCAAGATTTTTTGTTTTCACTCACTCATTAAACACCTCCAATTTTAAATTTATTCTGTGGATTCCATTCTGTACACTGTGAGAACTTTCTTTTATTAGATACTCACCTTTTAAATTAAAAAGTGGTATGTCTATATCAATGACTCTACCACTCTTAACCTTATCATCACCTAAGACATCAATAGAAAAGTCTTCTGTAATTTTATTTAATTTTTTTAACTCATTTTTTGCAACAAGTTTAGCTTTTTTATGTTCTTTTTCATCTAATGTTACTACTTCTTGCAGCATACCATACTTTTTAATGCTTTCACTGTCTTGCTCTTTTCCTACTGTTCTAACTGCTTTTTTATTTTGTGTAACAACCAGGATTGAATTTTTCATATCAACTATTGACCTACTTAATGAAACTTCTCCAATGTTTTTGGCTACATCTATAAAAGTATTTTTGTGCATTTCATACTGTCCAGTAACTTTTATCTTTTTGAATGGTCCTACTTTTAGAGTACCTTTATCATACTCAATAAAAAATTTTTTAGAATTGAATTGTGAACATTGTTCTATGATGTCATAAATAACGCCTGAGATAGTCTTATCCTTGTAAATTTTATCTATCTTAGTATCT